TGTGACTGCTGGTTAACGCCATGAGAAACGAAACCGCAGTCGATCCAACACGGATCAGAGAAGAGATCGAGGGCCTGCGCCACCTGACCACCGCGCAGCTCAAGGACAAATACCGTGAGGTCTTCGTCGAGGACTCCCGATCCAATCACAAGCAGTTCCTGTTCCGCCGCATCGCGTGGCGCATCCAGGCGAACGCGTGGGGTGGGCTTTCGGAGCGTGCGCGCCGCCGCGCGCTCGAGATCGCGGACGATGCGGACCTGCGCATCCGCGCGCCGAAGAACTTTCTGAGGCAGACCATCGACGAGACCAGAACGGTGGAGGCACAGCTGAGACCCGGATTAGACCCGCGGTTGCCAATGCCGGGCACGCCTCTGATCCGCCGCTATCAAGGGAAGGACATCATCGTCCACGTCCGGGCGGATGGCGGATTTGAGTGCGACGGCAGGATCTACAAATCGCTGAGCAAGGCCGTGACCGAAGCCACGGGCACGCGCTGGAACGGCTTTGCCTTTTACAACCTCGGACATCGGCCAGGAGTGAAGCGTGGCGAACAAGAATAACGGCAACGGGACGCCGGCGCGGACGACGGTGCGGTGCGCCATCTACACCAGGAAGTCGACTGAGGAGGGCTTGGGCCAGGATTTCAACTCGCTTGACGCCCAGCGCGATTCCGGCGAGGCTTACATCCGCAGTCAGGCCGGCGAGGGATGGACTCTGTTGCCGGAACAGTACGACGACGGCGGCTACACCGGCGCCAACATGGAGCGGCCAGCCATCCGCCGCCTGCTTGCCGATGTTCAGGCCAAGAAGGTCGACTGCGTGCTGGTCTACAAGGTGGATCGGCTGAGTCGCTCGATCCGCGACTTCGCCAAGATCATGGAAATTCTGGACAAGCACGGCACGACGTTTGTCTCCGTCACTCAACAGTTCAACACCACGACATCTCTCGGCCGTCTCACGCTGAACATCCTGCTGTCGTTCGCCCAGTTCGAACGCGAGATCATCTCCGAGCGCACGCGCGACAAGCAGGTCTTGGCGCGAAAGCGGGGCAAATGGACCGGCGGCCACCTCCCGCTGGGTTACAACCTGGAAGCCGGCTGCCTCGTGGTCAATGCCGAGGAGGCCGACCGCGTGCGCCAGATCTTCGAGTGGTATCTGGAAGGCCAGACCGTTTACGGCATTGTGGCGAAGTGCGCGGATCTTGGATGGCACAACAAACAGTGGACGACCAAGGACGGCAAGTTGTACGGCGGCCACCCCATGTGCAAGTGCCACGTCTACAACATGCTGGCAAACCCGCTCTATGCGGCCCGCATCCGGGCGGACAGTGAGGTTGTCGCCGCCAACCACGCGCGGGCAGTCGACGACCGGACTTTCGACTTGGTCCAGGAGAAGCTGAAGGAGAACACCCGCAATTCTGGAACCCATCATCGGCCAAGGCTGGAGTCCCTGCTCCGTGGCCTGCTCTACTGCACGTGTTGCGGGTCGGCGATGTCGCCCAGCTACTCTTCCAGCAAGGATCGCCGGTATCGATACTACGTTTGCATCCGGGCAAACCAGCGGAAAGGCGAAGGATGCGCGACGCGGGCGGTTTCGGCGCCGGTGGTCGAGGAGGCAGTGATCGAGAGCGTCCGGCACTTTGCGCTGGCCCCGGAAGTGGTCGAGGAAGCCGCCCGGGCCGCACGCCAGCGCCTGACGGAGGAACTGAACCGGCATCGGGAGGAGTTGAAGACGGTGAACGTCAAGGTGCGAAACGCGAAGTCGCAGGTCGCCCGCGCGACGGCGATGGACGCAACGCGCGAAGCGGAACTCCGGGAGTTGATTGACGTCGGCGAAGCAAAAGCTGGGGAACTGCGAAAGGCCGTGGCCCGCGGCGAGCGGCTCCGGTTCGACGATTCGATGGTCCGCCAGCACCTGGGCGACTTCGATGAGGTCTGGAAGATGATGACGATCGAGGAGCAGTGCCGTCTGTTGCGCCACCTGGTCGAGCGGGTTGGTTACGATGCCCGCGGCGACAAGGTAAAGGTCACCTACAATTCAAACGGCATAAGCGAGTACTGCCAAAAGGGACCGGCGAAGTGAACGAAAAGCACGAACAGGATATCCCCCTCAATTGGGCCAGGCGGGCCGGACGGCCGGCGAAAGGAAAGCCGGCACCGGAACCCGCGCCACCGCGCATTCCACGAATCACGCGCCTGATGGCCCTCGCCATCAAGTTCCAGGACATGGTCGACCGCAGTGAGTTCCGCGACTACGCCGACATCGCTCGCTTGGGCTACGTAACGCGCGCGCGGCTCACTCAGATCATGAACTTGTTGCTTCTCGATCCGGGCATTCAAGAGCAGTTGCTGTTCGCCGCCGAGGACCGTCACCGTTCGACTAGGGAATCCTCGCTCCGGCCGCTTGCGTCCTGTGTCCATTGGCCCGACCAGAAATCCCGTTTCCGATCGACAATGGCTACTCGGCCAAGAATCGCTGCAGCCGTCTCCTAAGCTGCTGTTGATTCTTCAACTGGCATTCCCAGACGTTCAGGACCTTCCATCCCGCAGCCTGTTGTGCTCCAACTTCGGAATCCATTAGGCGAGGTTCGACTTTTGCGCAATGGCGCACCCATCATGGTGGTGCCAATATCGGGAATGAGCGGTCCGTGATCGCGAATCCGGTGGATCCCAACCCGGATGTCCACAAGCCAGTTCTCGCCCTATCCAGTGCTGCGCTGGCCGGCATCCAGGTTGCCGTGCGGCTCGATTCGGCTGGCGGATGCGGGTGGTTTGCGTTTGCTGGGCTTGGCAACAGGGAGAGGATTTTGCGGCGAGTCCGGCAGCACGAGTTTGATCCACCCCAGGTGATCCGGCCCGAGCCAGTCTACTAGTTCAGCCCGCAAGGCGTCTTCGGTGGCTTGTCGATCTGGTAGCCCTGGGGCAAATTGGATGACGCCATTCCCAATCGGCACGAGGCGCAGCAACTCTCGTGCGTGCTCGCGGGCGAGCGAGCGGTCTTTTACGCGCAGCGCGCGCCGATCCTGGTGCAGGCAGTAGTACACCTCGGCGAGATGTTGGTCCTGGGCATTCAGAACGTAAAACGAGTCGAGGCACGGAGGCGAGGTAAGCACGATGCGCAGGCGCTTGGTGACATCGCGAACTGTTGCTTGGTCTTCCAGGGGATCCAGGGGAAGAGCAGGTGCAGGGTCGTTTGAGAGAGTAGCGGCGATGGCTTGCGCCACCATGCGCACGAGTTCGGCGACGATCGGCAGCGCGTCTGCTGGGACCAAATAGACATAAGAGACGTTTCCGGCCAGGATGTTGGCAATCGGACCGGGCTCGGCGCCGTGAAGTAGTTCGATGGGGTGTGCCGATACAACAATGACCATCGAGTGTGGTTCGAGGACGCCCCCATGGTCCCTGAGCGCGACTCGGCGGAGCAGGCTCGCAAAGGAGATCTCCTTGGGCTCCTCTTCCGCTGCGTCCTGGCTTGGGGCATCGCGGGGGCCACACGTCACGTTGAGCCGGTAGCCGCGACTGCGGGTGTTCTCGATCAAGTCGGGCAGATGCGGACCGAGCTTGTCACGCAGGTTGGCCAGTTGCGTATCAAATCGGGCGCGCCACTCCTTGGCCTGCGGCTCGTCCCAAGCCAATTCGAACGCCTCTCTGGCACTCAGGAAGCGATCAGAGTGGGCACAGAAGACACTCAGAAGGTCCGTCTCCTTGGGCGTGAGCTGGACCGCGACCCCGGCACCAGTGACGGTGCCGTCGCCCGAGTGAAAGCGCAAATGCCCTAGTTGGAACAGCTTTGCTGCTCTGGGTGACGCAAGAGTCATGTGGAGGTACTCTCGGTATCCCACCTAGATCTTAACCCAATCTTTACAGAAATCAATGTTCTATCTGAGCAAAGTCCGGCCGAAAGCACTCAGCGTGAACTTGGTCGGCACCGGGAGTGCCGCACAGACCGGACCAAGATTGGCGGCAAGAACCGCAACTTATTGAAATGAGAAGACTTTTTGACCGGCTCGGATCGAATTCGTGACAGGATCGAAAATCATGCAGTACGAAATGGAGAATTCCGAGTGCCTTGATGCCGTGCCTGCGGCGGTCGCCCGGTCCACTGGCCGCCGGACAGTGCCACAGCCAACGAGGCATGGAAGGGGCCAGCATGGGACGATTCCACCCGAAGACCTTCGCACAGCCAGACTTGCTGAAATCGATTCAGCCCCAGAACCTGATCCGGCTACTTGAACCGTGCCGGGACCTCCTGGAGAGCCACGGCTTGTCCTTGCCACGGGAAGGAGGTCCGGAAGTCGACTATCTTGACATCAACGGGGTGCTCGCCAGCCCTACCGAGTGGATGGACTCGCATGTTGTCGAAGGGCTTCACGTAATCGGCAGCCTCGGCACGAACGAGAACTTCGACGAACTCCTCGACATCGCCCGCCGCAATTCCATCGATGCGGGAATGGATGCCACCGCCGCGGATCTCGCAGCCAGGATCTGGATTGAGGCACCCCAGGCACTTGAAATGAAACAGGGCGAGACCGCCTCGCAGGGGAGCCGGAAGTTCGAGAGCTTCCGCGCACGTGAGCCGCAGAATGTGCTGCCAGGACAGTTGCCCATCGAATTCAGCGCACTTGAAACCGAGTTGGAAGCTTGGTTCGTGGCGGAACAGCGGGGCGTCGGGTGCCGGGTGATCCGGATAGACTTACCAAGCGAGGTCCAGTTCATGGTTCAGCACGGCCAGATGTGGAAGCGGGAGCCCAGCAGGAGAGGGCTCCAATCTGCATGCGCCTCCTTCCGGCCGGAGCGAACGGATTTGGTCATTTACGATGTGCGCAATAGCGAACTCAGGATAAGCGCTGGCCCTATTGGCCAGATGCGCCTCTACCGCGAGATGTTCGGCAAGCACATCTTTGGCGATCCCGAGATGTTCGTCTATGCCCGCAAGTACACGCTGACGCCGCTCCAGACGCTGGGCTCCGCGGCGCTCTACAGCCGGGACGTGACCGGAGTCGAATGGGTCCGCCTGACGGAGATCGAATACGCCTGGTCGTCCACCCTGGAATACACCGAAAGACACACGGCAGAGGACGTGTTCATGGCGATGGAGTTGACCCGCCGCGGAATCGAAACAGAGGCGCAGTTGCAGCATGCCTGCTTCGCCGTGAAACTGGCTGGCGAGACGTACCCTTGGCCCCTGGTGATTCAGCCGCCCAATGTTGCGGAATATGGGCGCGGGGAGGAAGCAGCCGTGATTGAGCAGTGGCTCCGCGCTCGTGGGTTCGTATTGACTGGATCGGCGGTTGACGATGAAGACTCTAGCCCGTTTATGGCGGTCGCTTGAGTCCATACTGGGCTTAACGACGGTGCCGGCGTTCTGGGAAGCGTATTGCGGCCCCGAATTCGATTTCATCCGCCCGCACCTGCGGGCGACAGATACCAAGGGCGGTCTCTACCCATGCCCAAGATCCGGAATCGGCTACTGCCCGAGGAGGATCGTTGAATACGGCAATGGAGAGTTCGCCGCCCTCTGCCGCGATCCGCACCAATGCTGTGAGCGGGTGCCCCTGACGCCTCGGGACGCGATGCTGCACTATCTGGATCTCGCGACTTTTCTGAAGCCAATCCTCCGTGCAGCTTCCATCCGGTCCGAAGTGCCGAAAGAGCGATGCTACGGGACGTGGAGCATCGGGCTCTCCAGCCGCAGAAGCTCCATGAACCAGCCGGTTTTTCTCATTATTGTTCACTCGGCGGCGGCGTTCGAGTCCGCGGTGAACAGCCTGCTGGCGGATATCGCCGTGCAATTTCTCATCCTTGCACCTACTAACCGGTTCCGGAGTGTGGCGATTCAGGAGCGGTTGCAGAGGCACAACGTGGGCTACCTTTGTCTGGAGGAACAAGTCTTCGTCGATGAACACGGTCGATTCACGACGACCGATCCCATCGAATCCGCAGACACGGTACACGCGACCCCAGTGGCGGATCGGACGCGTATCGTCAAGGCTTTCACGAAGAAGCATCATTGCAGGGTGGCTGATATCCAGAAGGCAGCCGGCGTCTACGAAACCGACTACTACGGGTGGCTGAGGGGCGACGACCCGGATCACTACGCGCACTGCATTCGCATCGAGCAAATCCTCATCCACGGGCTGCCCAAGCCCTCCTCTCAGAAGTTTTCTTAGTTTTCTCTCAGTTTTCTAGGCTAGCTTCTCTTAGTATCCGAGGCCGCATCATCGCCTTGTACCAAGCGCGTCGAATGCGCGCGGAACGGGCAAAATGAGCGAGCAACCCCTGGAAACACTACTTGACGAGAAGGATCTGTCGCGGCTGTTCCGAGTCTCCATCGGAACGCTGCGTTTCTGGCGCACGATCGGGCGCGGACCCCGTTACCGGAAGGTTGGGCAACTTGTGCGCTACGCGCCGTCCGATGTCCATGACTGGCTGAACCGGCGGCCCACCGGCGGCGAGCCGGTAGCGGAAGCGGAGGTCATGCGATGAGCCAACTTGTTTCCACACGTGATCTTCTAGCCACCGAGCGCCGCATGATCGCCGCGATGCGGACGCTTGGATTCGGGCGGTTCGAGTATATCCGCATTGAGCGCGGCGAGATCGTGCTCAGCCCCTGGCCTACGTCCGTGCGCGAAGTGAAGTTCGGTTCCCAGGATCCGGGCGCGGCGAAGGTCCCGGCTGCCGAGTTCGACCTGAAGCCGCAGGTCGCGGAGTTATTTGAATACGTGCGGGCTGTCGATGCCGGCGAGATCCTGACGCTCGAAGTTAAAAGCGGGCTACCGTTCTCGATGGAGATAGAGATGGCCGGAGGGCGCCGCAATGGTTGAGGCGACCTTCGAACAGGCCTACCCGATCGCAGCCCGCGCCGCGAGGGTGCGCGCAACGGCGGCGGTAGTGAGCGGCGCCATCCCTGTGGCAGACCGGGAGGACTTCGAACAGGAAGGACTTACCGCGTGCTGGCGCGCACTCCCCCAATTCGATCCGGCGCGGGCATCGCTCCGGACCTTTATCGAGCGAGTCATAGCCAGCCGAATGGCCTCACTGGTGCGCGCCGCCCGACGATCGCCTTCGCACGTACCTTTGAATGCAGCCGGTCATCAGCGCATCGATTCCGGGGCGGGCGCACGAGAATTCCACGCGGACGTCGCACGGCTCTCATCGGCGTTCGGTCGCCCTGACCAGACGTTGATCGTCCTGCTGCTGGAACACTCACCGGCGGAGGCAGGCCGGATGCTCGGCATTCCGCGCTCGACGGTCCACGACAGAATCCTCCGGCTGCGCCGGAGGTTCGTCGAGGCTGGCTTCGTGCCGAACGGAGGCCGGCAATGAACAGCCACAGCATGTCCATCGTCGAGGTGAGGTGCGACGCCGTCCACGTGGGGGAGCGCCACCGCAGGGATCTCGGGGAGATTGAGTCCCTCGCGGAAAGCATCGCTACTGATGGGCTTCTGCAGCCGATCGGCATCACGGAGGAGAACGTCCTCGTCTTCGGTGAACGTCGCCTGCGGGCTGTCCAGGATGTGCTCCGTCGAGAAACCATTTCGGCCCGGGTGGTGCACGTCCGCAGCATCACAGCGGGGGAGTATGCCGAGAACGAGATCCGGAAAGACTTCACGCCGTCCGAACGGGTGGCGATCGGCAAGGCACTGGAGGCCGAGGTCGGCGATCGGCGCGGGCAACGTACCCACCGGCAAGTCCTTGAACATGTTCCAGAGCCCGGCCCCACGAGCAGCTCCTGCCCACTTGTGGAAAATGTTCCACAAGTAAAGCCGGGGGTGAAAACCCGCGACATCGTTGCAAAGGCGGCTGGGTTCGGCAACGCCAGGACCTACGAACAAGCCAAGAAGGTCGTTCATCAGGGCGCGCCGGACCTGGTGGAGGCGATGGACTCGGGCGAGGTCTCGATCAGCGCCGCCGCCGTGATTGCCGCCGAACCCCGCGAGCGGCAGGAACAGATCGTGCAACTTCCCGGCGAACTGCGCCGGCAGACCGTGCGCGAACTCCGGGGTGCCACCAATCTTCCCACGCCCGGAGATGCCAGGCGCCTGGCGGGGGAAACCGGCACGAGCGTGGCGGTCACGCTCGGCATTCAGGCGGCCGTCGAGACCGAGTCCGCACCGGGCCAGGTGGAATCCACTTCCAAAGGGTTGAAGTCAGCCAATCGCGGCCGCACCGCCGACGTCGCCAAACCTGGCAGGGCTCCGGCAGCGCCACAGGCCCCCGCTTCGGCCGCGCCGGTTCGGACCACCCGGTCCCAACGGATTGACCGGTTGGCCCGATTGACTCTCTCCTTCATTGAAGCCACAAAACACCTCGCCCATCTGGTTGGCTGGCTGGGCGAAACCGCTGGGAAATTCGACGAGGCTGAACTCCTGCTGTCGAACGCCGGCAACGCCATCGCCGCGGTTAGCGCGGAAATCGAGCGGACGGCACTTGCCGCCGATCCGCTAAACGCATCCCGTTTGGGAATTCAGGAGAAAACTTCATGACGCCATTAAGGATCCTGTCTGGTGCATTAGACGAATTGACGGAAGGGCGAATTGTGCTGCGTGGGGTGATTGACCCCGCTTCGCTGGGAGGCTTGCTGAAGCCTGACTATCAACGCGAAACGCTGCGAAAAGCCAAGACCGAGGAACTGATGGAGGCGTTCCGCAGCAGTTCGGGCGGCGTGCCCGACGTGGAACTTGCGGTCCGTGGCGAACGCTACGGATGCACGGACGCCAACGGGACGTACACGATCTCGGGCGATGTGTACATTATCGACGGCCTCCAGCGGATCAGCGCAGCCAGACACTTCGTGTCTGACGGGGGCAAGCCGCTGGTCGGAGCCATGATCCATTTTGCGACGACGGAGGCATGGGAAAGGGAAAGATTTGAGATTCTGAACATGCGCAGGACGCGCCTGTCCCCGAACGTCCTGCTCCACAACCGCGCGGCGCAATGCCCCTCGCTCCGCCGCCTGTGCGACCTCTGCTCCGACGAATCGTTCGCACTCTGCCAGCGGGTCTCCTGGTCGCAGTACATGCGGCGCGAGGAATTGCTGACGGCATTGTCCTTCCTGAAAACGGTGATGCGGCTTCATTCCAAGTTCGGGGCGGGCCGGTACCTACACGTGTCCGGAATCTGGCAGGCGCTGCCGCCCATGATGTCCAGCGTGGGGCACGCCACGATGATCGAAAACGTCAAGACGTTCTTTCAGCTCCTCGATAGCGCGTGGGGTATCCGCAAGATCCTTTACAAGGATCGCGCCACTCACTTGAAGTCCGGCTTTCTCTTCGCGCTCGCAGACGTGATCTCCGAGTATCCGGCGTTCTGGTCCGGGAAGAGCCTCCGCATCGACCGCGACATGCAGAAGAAGATCGGCCAGTTCGCACTGAGCGACCCCAACGTCCGGGCGATGGCTTGCAGCGGATCGAGCATTGCGTTTTTGACACGGCTCATCGTGGATCACATCAACGCCGGGAAGCGAACTCGGCGGTTGGTCGCACCTGACCCATTTCAAGGTGGGACCCGCTGCGCGGTCTAGAGCCGCCGAGGGGCAAATCAATGATGACCGGATCTCTCATGGTCTCTACCTATTCGATGTGGGCGCTATTCCGAAACTGCCGCAAGGCGGTGGACTGGCGCTACATCCAGCAACTGGTCGGTCTGGAGCGTGATGGGAACCTCCATTTCGGCTCCCTCGTGCACCAGTGCCTTGAGCTCTGGCAGCAGTGCCGCGATCTCGGGCGCGTGCTGGATCTCATCGGCACTCTCTGCCCCAACCGGCTCTATGACGAGGGCCAGCGCCGGGACTGGCACAACGCCACGGCAATGATGAATGCCTACGCGGCCCGGTATGCGTCGGAAGAGTTTGAAGTGGTGGCTCTGGAGAAGACGTTCCAGGGTCCGATCATCAATCCGGCCACCGGCGCAGCATCCCGCAGCTTCGTCCTCGCCGGCAAGGTCGACGGCATCGTGCGCATCGGAGACGACTACTTCCTCCTGGAGCACAAGACCGCCGCGCAACTGGACGCCGATTATCTGGAGCGCCTCTGGACGGACTTCCAGATCACCATTTACGCCTACTACGTGGAGCAGGCGATGGGCATCACCATCACCGGTATTCTCTACAACATCCTCGTCAAAGCGAAGCTCCAGCAGAGCAAGGGCGAAACGGAGGAAGAGTACCAGGCGCGCCGGGCGGAACTGCTGGCAAAGTCCAAGACGGGCAAGACGACCGCCAAGCGGAAGCTGCCGGAGACGGATGAGGAATTCCAGGAGCGTCTGGCGGAAAAGTACACCGATCCGGCCATGCTCCACCGGGAAATGCTTTACCTCTCCCGTAACCGGTTCGACATTCTGCGCAGCGAACTCTGGGAACTGACCCAGGCATACCTCGACGCCCGCCGCCGCGGCGTCTTCTACCAAAACACCGGCTTCTGCTTCAACTACCACAGGCCGTGCGCGTACTTCGCGCTGTGCCGCTCGAACGGTAATCCCAACGTCATCGAGAACTTCTACCAGCGGGCGGCGCCCAACGAGGAGTTGCGGGTGCTACCCAACGATCACACCGAGACCGCCTTCTAAAAGGAGACTACGCAGTCATGCCGCTGCCGACAACGAAAACTCAACCGAAGCCTGATCTGGCCGATCTCACCGTGCTGGTGTACGGGCAGACGAAAATCGGGAAGTCCACCCTCTGCTCGCAAGCCGATGGTGCGCTCTTCCTGGCCACCGAACCCGGACTCAATGCCCTGGATGTTTATCAGGTTCCCATTCAGTCCTGGGAGGATTTGCGCAAGGCGTGCGCCGAAATCGTCGAAGGTAATCACCCTTTCAAGACGGTGATTCTGGACACGATCGACAACGCCTACAAGTTCTGCACCGAATACATCCTGGCGAAGTTCAAGGTCGAGCACGAATCCGATCTTGGCTACGGCAAGGGCTATGCGCTGGTCAACAACGAATTCCAACGCGTGCTCACCAAACTCGCCTTCCTGCCCTACGGGCTGTTCCTCATCTCGCACGCCAAGGAGATGGAGGTGGACTCGCGAACCGGCAAGTACATGCGGGTGGTGCCGACGCTACCGGACAAGGCCCGGAAGATTGTGCTCGGGATGGCCGACATGGTGCTGTTCTGCGACCTCGAAGCCATCTCCGGCGAAAAAGGGGAGCAGAGCATGCGGCGCGTGATCCGCACCAAGCCGAGCCTGTACTACGAGGCCGGCGACCGCACGGGCCGGTTGCCCGAGACTATGGACCTCGACTTCGGCAAGTTCAAGGAGTGCTACAACGCGGCGACCGTGGTGGCGCCCACGGCCAAAGCGGTGGAGCCCAGCCGTCCGACGCCAGCAGCGGCAAAGCAGTAATTCATCACAACAGGAGAACAGCGTATGGCTAACAAATCGATCGATTTGACTCAGTTTGACGACGACTTCCAGAGCGAAACTCCGGCGGAGCGCTCAGACATGGAGAGCGTTCCCGACGGGAAGTATCAGGTTGTCGTGGAGAAGGTGGAGATCGCCGAGGCGCACACCACGGGCAACCCGATGCTGAAGTGGACGCTCCGCGTCCTCGCGCCGCGCCACGTCAACCGCCTCATGTGGCGCAACAGCGTCTTCACCCCGAACACGCTGAAGTTCGTGAAGACCGACCTGCACATCTGCGGTCTGGATTTGGAGAAACTGTCGGACCTGCCCAGGAATCTGAGCAAGCTGCTCGACGTGAAGCTCGAGGTCACCAAGAAGACCAAGGGCGACAACGAGAACATCTATTTCAACAGCCGCATCGTAAACGACCGGACACCGGGCAAGTTCCGGCAGGAGGCGGGGGACGCGCTTGTCCCGTTCTAGCCAGCAACCGCCCACCATCATCATCGACACGCGCGAACAGGAACCGTATTCGTTCGATCCCCGGCTGGCCACCGCAGTGCGGCGCGCATTGCCAGCCGGGGATTACTCCGTGGATGGGATCGAGGCGTGTGTCGCGGTGGAGCGGAAGACGCTGGACGATTTCGTCTCCACCGTCATTCGCCAGCGAGTCCGCTTCCGGCGCGAGCTCTGCAAACTGGCTGGATACCGAGCGGCCTGCGTGGTGGTCGAGGCAGGCCTCCTGGAAGTTCTGCAAGGCCGCTATCGGGGTGGCGCCCATCCGAACGCCGTGCTCGGCAGCGCGCTGTCCATCACGCTCGACTACCGCATCCCGGTGTTCTTCTGTTCCAGCCGTCAGGCAGCCTGTCAGTTTGTGCAGGCCTACCTGCTCGGCGCTCACGCGAGGTGGAATGCATGACGAAGGCGGCAACCCAAGAGGTCCGGTGTTCTATCCGCGGCATCGTGGAAGTAGTTTTCTACTCGGGCCCGACGTTTAGCGCCGGGCGCCTTCGTACATCTGAGGGCAATCTCATTACGTTTGCCGGCAAGGTGTTTGCCAGGGAGAACGATGCGGTTCGTCTGGAGGGCCAGTGGGCCAACCATCCGAAGTACGGCCGTCAATTCGCGGCTGACTGCATGGGCTTCGATCAGGAGATGGACGCGGATGGACTGGCAAACTTCCTGGCAAATCACCCGGACGTGAAAGGGATTGGCCCGGCCAAAGCCCGGCTGATCGCCGATCATTTCGGCGCGCGCTTCGACGCGGCGATCCGCAGCCAGCCCGAGGCCGTGGCCGCAATCGCGAAGGCGCCGGTGGAGGCGATCCTGGATCTCCAACGTATCTGGATCGCCAACAGCGACTTCAACGCCGCGATGACGTATTTGTCCCGCTTCGGGCTGACCCATCACCAGGTGACGACGCTGGTAGGCAAATTCGGTAGCCAGGTCGTACCGATTCTGGAGAACGATCCGTATGTGCTGATGCGGGAAATCGCCGGCTACGGCTTTAAACGGGTCGACAAGATTGCCCGCAAGATGGGCACGCCGAAGGATCTGCCATCACGGATTCGCGCGGGTCTCCACTATAGCGTGCTAGCCGCCCTCGATGACGGTGACTGCTGGGTTGAATTCGAAGATCTGCTTGACCGGGCCAACACGCTCCTCGTGATGGACACGCTCGACAGCCGGGAGGTGATCGAGGGCCATCTGGAAGCGCTGATCGCCGAAGGTCGCCTCGTTTGCCAGCCCTTCGAGCGTCTGGTGGTTGCCGATCCTGAAATTCACCGAATGGAGACCGAACTCGCGGGAGTCCTGAGAACGGCACACGAACCGAGTCCGCACACCGTTGTCGACTTGGATCTCTTGCTCGATGCCGAGGGCGGCGAACTGAATCCTGAACAGCGGGCCGCCGTCAAGATCGCGCTCAGTTTTTCCATTTCCTTGATGACCGGCGGCGCCGGTAGCGGCAAGACGTACGCGGTCTCGACCATCACCAGCATTGCGGAGCGGCTGGAGTTGAAAGTCGTTCTTGCCGCGCCCACGGGTAAGGCGGCCAAGCGCCTTGAAGAAGTCGTCGGCCACGAGGCCAGCACCATCCATCGACTGCTCGGCTTCAACGGGCACACGTACTTGCGCGACGCTCTCAATCCGATCAAGGCCGATGTCCTCGTCGTGGATGAAGTCTCGATGGTGGACGTGCCGCTTGCGTGGCGGCTATTTCAGGCCGTGGATCGTGCGCGCACCGTCGTCGTCCTGGTCGGAGACCACAACCAGTTGCCGCCCGTGGGCCCGGGCAATCTTCTTCGCGACCTGGTGCGGTCGTGTGCGATTCCCACTACCGTGCTCACCAGAATCATCCGTCAGGCCGGTGTGCTGAAGGAGAATTCAACCGCCATCCTCTCCGGCGAGGTGCGGCCCACATCGGAGGTGCAACTCGGCGCGCGGCCGCCGTGGTACGTGATCGACAAGTTCACGGATCGTGAGGACGTGCGCCGGATGCTGCTACTGCTCTTCGCAGAGGTGCTTCACGAGCGTCTCGGTTACGACCTGATCCGCGATGTCCAGGTGCTCACGCCCACACACAAAGGCCCGCTCGGAACGGTCGAGCTGAACATTGCACTCCAGCGGCTGTTGCAGCAGCAGCTGTACCGGTTCGATGTGCCCGATGTGGAACCGGGCCACCGCCCGCGCCTATACACCGGCGACAAGGTGATTCAGATGAAGAATGACTACGAGTTGGGTGTCATGAACGGCGCGATGGGCATCGTCCTCGACGCGGCCGCCGATGGCAGCCTCACGATCAGCTTCGATGGTCATCCGGTTGAGATTGGCGGCGATTCCGATGCCCCCGGCAATCTCCAGTTGGCGTACGCGACCTCCATCCACAAAGTGCAGGGCTCGGAATTCCCGTGTGCGGTAGTGATCGCCCACAAGTCGCATTCCTTTATGCATCACCGCAACCTGCTATACACGGCGGTAACGCGCGCCAAGGACTCGGTGATCATCCTCGGCGACCGCTGGGGCATCGACAACTGCGCCGGCAAGCGCCAGGTGGACCGGCGCAACACGTTCCTCTCGTTTCTGCTGCACGGCGAGGCGCGCCCGTGACTGCGCCCCCGGTGGATGTCCACTCGTACTACCGCCAAGTCACCGACGTGGACATCGGTGTGATCGCTCGGGAGCTTCTCGGCGGGCGCATTACCCAGGATTCCCGGCAGACGCTGTTCTGCGATTGCCCCAATCACCGCAGCCAGTCGCATCGATCATTGCACATCTTGCTCGACAAGCAGGGCTGGTACTGCTTCGGGTGCGGTTTGGGCGGCGATGTACTGCAGCTTGTCGAGTTCGTTCATCACGGCGCGGTGACGCACGGCCAGTCTGGGGTGATGCCGGAGTCCCACCGCCAGGCTCGTGACTTCCTGGCGGCGCGTGCCGGGTTGCCGCCTTTGTCGAAGCTCGCCTCCGGAAGCGCGGAAGAGGCCGAAGAGGCCCATCGGTTGACGCTTCGCGTTCATGAGGCGCTAACCGCGCTGGCCGAGATCTACTATCAGCGGCTGATCGGGAATACTGAAGTCCTCAAATGGTTCCTCGACAAGTACGGGATCGGCCAGGAGATGATCGGCCGGCTCCAGATCGGGTACGCAGAGAATGGCGAGCCCAGCGTGGCACGCACGTTGATGGACGGGCCCGGCGCCTTCACGATGCGCGAACTGGCGGCGACGTCGGCATTCCGGCCGACGGCCCAGGACGGACTTGTTCCGTCTTTCGATGGTCGTATCGTTTTCCCCTACTGGAGCCGCGGCCACGTGGTATTCATGATTGGCCGCCGGACTCCATGGACGCCGGATTACGACTGGGAGAAGTCGAAGTACAAGAAGCTTGCCGTCCGCAATGACCGCAACCACAGCCACGTTGCGCCATGCATCCGAAATGATGTCCTTTACAACGAGGACGTGTTGTTGACGCGTCCCGAAAGGATCGTCATCACCGAGGGTGTGACGGATTGCATTTCCCTGATGGAGCATGGGTTCCCCGTGGTATCGCCGGTCACCGTGCAGATACGCGAAGCGGACTGGGAACGCCTGCTGCCAAAGCTCGCCGGCGTGAAGACGGTCTTCATCTGCCAGGACAACGAAGTGTCGGAAGCCGGCATGACCGGCGCGGCGCGCACGGCACGCATCCTCGCTGAGCATGGCATTCTCACCAGGCTCGCCATTCTTCCCCTCGGAGAGAAGCAACAGGAAGCACGCCGCCAACTGCGGGAACAGTTCGGCGTGGATGCGTGTGGCGATGCCAGAAGTCTTCCACAGGAGGCCGAGACGCTGCTTGCCGACGCCAAGATCGACGTCAACGAGTTCTTTGCGTCAGGAAAGACGGCGGCAGACTTCGAAGCCATTCTGGAAGCCGCGCAGACCCCGGTGGAGTTGGCCATTTCCGAACTCTCGGCGGAGACCCCGGATGCCGACCTCGGGCAATTGCTTGATCCGATCCTCGCCGAGGTGCGGCGTCTTGATCCCCTCGATCAGGACCGCCATCTACGCCTGATCCAGCAACGTGTCGGCAAAGGCCGCGTGCCGGTTTCTGTTCTTCGGCGTCAGATGAAAGTCGTCGAAATCAGCAGGAACGATACCGGCAGAGGACGGCGCAAGTCCGGTCAGTGGCCCGCAGCCGTAGCAGCCATCAACGAGAACGCTTCGGGAGACTGGCGCAATGACTTGCTGCTGAACCTGAACGGCACCGTCAAGCCCATCCTCGCCAACGCAATCACCGCCTTGCGCGGGGCGGACGAGTGGAAGGGCGCGCTGGCGTATGACGACTTTGCCTTGAAAACCGTAGCTCTCCGCGCGCCTCCATGGATGAGCCCAGGCGTTCAGATGCCATTCGCCTGGACGACTGCCGACGATATTCTTGCCACCGATTGGCTTCAGCACCAGGGAATCTGCGTGCCACAGCATGTCGCTGGCCCGGCAGTTGAGGTCGCTGGAAAGGATCGCCGCATTCACCCCGTGCGGGAGTATCTTCAAAGTCTCACCTGGGATGGAACGTCGCGGCTGCGCAGTTGGTTGACCACGTACCTGGGCGTCGAACCGTCGTCGTACGCGGCGGCCGTCGGAACGCGCTGGATGATCTCCGCGGTGGCGCGCATCTTATCTCCCGGCGTCAAAGCCGATACCTGTCTGATCCTGGAAGGCCCACAAGGCATCAAGAAATCCACCGCGTTGCGCGTATTGGGCGAACCGTGG